AACTACTTTAATTCTTCGTAATACTTATTCAGAGTTATTTAATAAGCCAGATAAAGGAGAAACTATGTATGAGTCAGCTGTAGCTGTAGTGCATACGCTATATGCTAATGGATGGTTACCATATAAAGAATTGTTTAAAGGTAGGTATCCAATGATGATAACTTCTGTATCTATTAATCAAGCTGGTCCAACAGATATGTTTGTTGAAGTAGAGTTAATTTGTAAGAATAGATGTAAAGCTGACTTTGATATTCCAATGGATTCTGATTATATTCCAAAAATTGATGTAGTGGAGGATATGATTAATGGCTAGAAAGTGGAAAAGTGAGACAGTTATTGAAATAAGAATGCCAGATGGAGGATGGGTCAAACATCCTAAGACTACAAAGATAGAGTTTAAAACAATGCCAGAAGCCCAGCAATGGATCTCTGAGAGAATACAACCAGGAGAAACTATGCGTATAGCTAAAGTATCTGGAGAGTATTTTATTAAACAGGAGTTAGTTAAAAGATGAGTACACTAGATATAAGACCATATGTTCCAGAACCTACTGCTAAAAGATTTCATGTAGATAACTCTGATGTAAGAGGAATAATGGGACCTGTAGGAACAGGTAAAACCGTTATATGCTGTATGGAGGCGTGGAGCAGGATGCTGGAGCAGAAGGTGGGAACCGATGGAATAACAAGAAGATCTAGATGGGCATTTATTCGTAATACATATCCTGAGCTTATATCTACAACTATGAAGACATGGCAAGATTGGATACCTGATCAAATATGTCATATTAATATGTCACCTCCAATTACTGGCAAGATGAAGTTTGGGCTGGGAGATGGGACAAGAGTAGAAGCAGAACTAATCTTTATGGCTATTGATAGACCAGAAGATGTTAGAAAATTAAAATCTCTTGAGCTTACAGGG